CTGGATGCTTGTCTTGAAACCAAACTACAAAGTCCATTGTTGCGCCTATCTCTTCATGGCTTTCACCATAGTCGCGTGCAATTTTCTTATCCTCTTCTTCTTCGGTCATAACATAACCCTCTTTCTCTTATTAAAAATCTTTTCAAATACTCACATGAGATACAGCAACTACTACAACTACAACCCATGTGCTAATTAAATAAATTATAAAATCATATGGCATCATTTCTTTTCCCTCCGTTTCCAATCTTGTAACGCTTTTAAATTCTCACTATCTAAAGGATAACGATTTACTCTTACTTTAATTTTACGCTTTACTGACTGCTTTTCTCGCGTCACTCCGTTCTTACTTTTCTTAATGTGCATGCGAGTATTACTTAGCCCTTGAAAAGTATTACGAACTGCACCGAATGTTTCCATATACTCTGCAAATTTCATACGCTGTTACCTCTCTTTTAAAGTCGTCATCAATGACGAGTTTGTTTACAAATAAAACACGCGCTACTACCATTATAGTCTCATATCTAGCATGATATAGCAAGTATTCTAGAAATTTACTTTTCATATAAAGTTCTCGTCTCCGTCTCCATCTCTCCGTCTCCGTCTCCGTCTCCGTCTCCGTCTCCATCGAAAATAAAAAAAAATAAAAAATAAAAAAAACTAGCAAGACTTGGGGGGAAATCTTGCCAGTTTTGTTTAACTTTTAAATTCTAAGTTCATCTAGCATTAATCGATTAAGCTTGATTAATCTATTTTGATTCAACTTTTCTAATGCTTTTCTTTTGCATTGTGAATGCGTTAAATCATCACCATAATAATATTCATAATAAATTTCTGAATGATTTTCATTATCCATATCTAATATGGTTATCTCATTTTTTAATTTTTCAATAGACATAATATTTTTCCTTTATTTAATTAAAAATTATTTTTGATATTTATCACTAAACAATCATGCTAAAAGATATCGTTTTTATTTAAGCAGTTTTTGCTTCTGGCAAATTCTTTCTGAATTCGCGAGTCGCTTTTGATTGCTTAGTTTGAAGCTTGCTTATTTCGTTAGCGGTCTGAATAAGAATGACAAGTGCTTCATCAATTATTTTTGAGTTATAAAGAGAATCTAAAATTTTGTTAATGCTTTTAGTTTCCTCCTTATGCGCTTTAACCTTGTCAGCTTCCTCTTTAGCAATCTTGATTTTTTGCTTAAGCTTCGCTGGCTCTAACCCGCGCCAGTCAATTCCATATTTACAAGAATTATTAACTAATTCTTCACCTGTTTTATGGGTTTGAGTTTTTCGAGTCCTATTTTCAGCATCCCCACGTTTCGTGGTTTTAACACCTTTTTTATCACTCGAACAGCGAGTTCGGCTCGCCATGTAAAGCTTCTTATCATCTTTATTATCAGGATTAGCAAATATTCTTTTATCAGCATATTTTCTAATTGTTGAGTCAATGTCAGCATCAAAAGCTTTTTTATCACCATGAATAAATGCAAGTATTGCTAGAGTCATTTCAATTGCGGTGGCTTTGCTAGCCGTTGCGATTGTCATTCCTAGTTCATGCATATTTATTTCTTTTTGAGCGGTTGCCAATTGCTTGGCGTTTTTAACTTTTACCATAATGTATCACCTTTTATTTTAAGTAGTCATTAAAGACTAGTTCAATGAGTGATATCAAATAGCATAATCGCTTAGTGATAAATACCATTTCCAAATTGTTAAAGAACATGCGCCCTTTTCCAACAGGGCTTCGCCCATTTTAATTTAAGTAAATATTTATATCAACTATTATCGAAATTCTTTTGAAGTCGTCATTAATGACTAGTTCGATAAAAAAATATCAATTTGGGGAGATTGTAAAATTTTAATAGTAGGGTTAGGGGTAGTCCATGAAATACGCTTAGAATTGAAATGCGGAGCTTATAGCATACTTTAACAGCGTGATAGTATTATCGAGGACTGTTAGCCAGTTTAGATAGGTATTATTTTACAATTTTACAAATTTCACAATATGAGATGGCACTTGCAAAGTTTTTAAAATTCTGAGTGAAAATTTCAAAATCTCATTCAGAAATTTTGCAATTTGTCAAATTTTTTTTCGCTCCATCAATACTGTAAATCTATACAGTACTGTAAATCTATACAGCTGTTGAAGTTTTTGGAAAGTGTGGAGCGAGCTTGCGAGTGACGGCATTATTGTGGTGGGGGTGCAGAGTGCCAGTGGGGGTGTACACCATATGTATATAAAACATATACATTTCACAAACTTTTCAAGTGTCAACCAGTTGCGCGTGAACATAAAAAAAGCAATATAATAATTGACTATTATACTGCTATATTTGACAAGCGTTATCCGCGCTATAAGACCTGTTTATTTGTTAGGTCTGTTATGTGTTGCAACCCTCTGGGCATAGTTTTATTATACAGTTTATTTTCACATTTGTCAAGTCCTAAATAAAAAATAAATAACTTGACAAACTGTAAAAGTAACCCTATAATAGAAGTTATTATGAATTTAATGCCCGAAAAGAAAAACAATCGTAATCTTACTGAGAAACAAAAATCATTTCTAGATAATCTAGTCGCTACCGAAGGCGATTTTAAAAAGTCAGCAGAACTTGCAGGGTACTCAGGCAATCACTATCAAGTACTTAAATCATTAAAAGAAGAAGTAGTCGAATTGGCTTCAGATGTACTTGCTCGTTCAGCACCTAAAGCAGCGTTTAAATTAATAGAAATGATAGACAGCAACAAACCAATCCCTCAAGCCAGTCAAAAGTTACATGCAGCACAGACGATTCTTGATAGAGTAGGTGTTGCTAAGACAGACCGAGTACAAGTAGATCATAATGTACAAGGGGGAATCTTTATATTACCTGAGAAACAAACAGTAGTAATAGAAGATGCGGAGTTTAGTAATATAACAGAGGAGGAAGATTGATTATGGATGCTATAATTATACTTGGTTTCATCGCTATAGTTGCAGTTGTTTTTATTAAAAGAAAAAAACCTGAACTATATGAAACACTCAAATCAAAAATAAAACTAAAATGACATGGAAAACGGATATATCAAACGTGCTAGTTCAACTATTCCTTTTGGTTATGAAATAGATCTTGAATCAAGATACTTAAAACCTATACCAGAACAAATAGATGCTCTTGAAATAGTTGAGAAGATGATTATTGATGATGAAATATCTCTTCAAGAAGCAGTAGATTGGTTAGAATATAAGACTGATCGAAGTATGTCTAGAGCAGGACTTAAAAAACACATAGATAAAAAGTATGGAAAAAGAAGCGAAAGATTGGGAACTGAATCCAGATCGTTACTTGCAAGATGATGAAGGTAACTTTGTTCGGAAGAAAGATGGTACACCACGTTTAAAAGCAGGTAGACCTAAAGGATCTAGTGAAAGTTACAATATTTCCAAAAGTCAAAAAGCTAAGTACGCTGTACATCGCAAAATAGCTCGTAAGAAAAAAAATATAAAAAAGCTAGAACAGAAGCTTAACAACGCTAGAAAGTCTTACAAAGCCACAACCAATACAATAAATAAGCTTTCCGATAAGACGGATCACGTTGTTACGTCTTCAGAACTAGAAGAACTACCTAAAGCTGTACAAGAAATAATACCTGAACAAAATGTATTATTCCATCCTAATGAAGGTCCACAGACTGATTTCCTCGCTGCAGGCGAGAAGGATGTGCTTTATGGTGGTGCTGCTGGTGGTGGTAAATCATACGCAATGTTGATTGATCCACTACGGTACGCACATAAGAAAGCTCATCGCGCACTAATTCTTAGACGTTCTATGCCAGAACTGCGCGAGATGATTGACAAGTCCAGAGAACTATATCCTCTTGCATTTAAAGGAGCTAAGTTTCGTGAAGTTGAAAAGCTTTGGAACTTTCCAAGTGGTGCAAAGGTAGAGTTTGGCTTCCTTGAACGTGATGCAGATGTATATCGTTATCAAGGTCAAGCATATAGTTGGATTGGTTTTGATGAAATAACCCACCTACCTACAGAGTTTAGTTGGAACTATTTAGCTTCCCGACTTCGTACAACTGATCCTGAAATACAAACATACCTACGCTGCACAGCAAATCCGGGCGGTGTGGGTTCGCAATGGGTAAAAAGAAGATACATAGAACCTTCAGAACATAATACAGGTTTCAAAGGTAACGATGGATTAACTAGGAAGTTTATTCCTGCTAAACTTGCGGACAATCCTTATCTTGCGGAAGATGGTATCTATGAGCAAATGCTTAAATCTTTACCGCCTATTCAACGTAGACAACTACTTGAAGGTAACTGGGATGTAGCTGAAGGTGCTGCTTTTGTAGAATTTGATCCGCAAGTCCATGTAATTCCTCCATTTAAACTGCCTATAGGGTGGGAAAGAGTAAAAGGAATAGACTACGGATATGCCTCTGAAAGCTGTTGTTTATGGGGAATTTTAGATATTAACGATGGAACTTTAATAATTTATCGAGAATTATACAGAAAAGGCTTGACAGGAGAGGAATTAGGCAGTATAATAACAGATATGGAACTTGAAGATCCTTTTTCTGTTTCTGGTGTTTTAGATACTGCTGCGTGGGCTAAAACAGGTACTACAGGACCAACAGTAGGAGAAGCTCTTGTTCGCGCAGGACATAAGTTAAGAAGAGCAGATAAGAACAGAGTACAAGGAAAAATTCAAATACACGAATTTTTAAAAATTACAGATAGTGGTAGACCTAAGTTACAAATATTTAATACTTGTCCAAACTTAATAAGAGAGTTACAAAGTATACCGCTATCAAAAACAAATCCAGAGGATGTGGATACTCATGCTTCGGATCACGCTTATGATGCTTTACGTTATATGATTATGAGTAGACCGAGAGTGTTAAATCCGTTTCAAAGAATACGAGATTTAAAACGAGAAATGTACGCACCTTCTGACACAACCTTTGGTTATTGAATATGGCAGAAAAAGAAAATACTTTTTTAAACGCAGACAACATTTACGAAGATGTTGAAGGTGAAGCTGGTAAAATTCTTGACTTAGAAATGAGTCAACAGACAAACCTTGTTGGTGTTATTAAAGATAGATTTCAACAAGCTGAAGATGCTAGACAAACAGATGAGCGTAGATGGTTAAAAGCATACGAAAACTATAGAGGACTGTATGCTAAGTCTGTTAAGTTTAGAGAGTCTGAAAAATCTAGAGTCTTTGTAAAAGTTACAAAAACAAAAGTACTTGCTGCTTTTGGTCAGCTTGTAGATGTTATATTTGGAACTGGTAAGTTTCCTATAGGTATATCAGAAACTAAAGTACCTGAAGGTGAATACGCTTCTGCACATTTAGATACACAAAACCCAATGCAAGGAATTGAAACTTCTCTTCCTGATAACATTGGTAACAGACTTGAAGATCCTCCTCAAGAAGATAATCCTTATGATATTGGTTATGAAGGAGATGGTAAAACTTTAAAAGCTGGAGCTACGTTTGGTAAAGGAGTCTTTACAGATAGCGTAGAAGATCAAGCAGAAGATATGCTAGTTGAAGGATTTAGTCCTAATCCTCAAGCTCTTGAAATAAGTCCTGCACAGAAAGCTGCAAGACGATTAGAAAAATTAGTACATGATCAAATAGAAGAATCAAACGGATCATCTGAAATAAGAAACGCACTTCTTGAATCTGCGTTGTTAGGTACAGGAATTGTTAAAGGACCATTTAACTTTAACAAAACTTTAAGTCGTTGGACTGATAACGAAGATGGTGAAAGAGAATACAATCCTTTAGAAGTACGAGTACCAAGAATAGAATTTGTAAGTTGTTGGGATTTTTATCCTGATCCTGCAGCAACTAATATGGATGAATGTGAGTATGTAATTCATCGACATAAACTAAATCGTAGTCAACTTAGACAGTTGCGTAACATGCCATACTTTGATGAAGATGCAATCAGAGACTGTTTAAAAATGGGAGCAAACTACGAAGAAAAAGATTTTGAACAACAGTTAAAAGATAATGCTTACACAGAAGAAGAGTATAATTCTAACTATGAAGTTCTTGAGTACTGGGGTATTATGGATGCCGAATACGCAAGAGAAGTTGGAATAGATCTTCCAGATAGTGTAGACGATTTAGATGAAGTACAAGTTAATGCTTGGGTAACAGGTAATAAACTATTAAGAGCAGTTATAAATCCTTTTACTCCTTATCGTATTCCATATCACGCTTTCCCATACGAAAGAAACCCATATAACTTCTTTGGTATAGGTGTTGCTGAAAACATGGATGATAGTCAGCAGATAATGAACGGACACGCTAGAATGGCTATAGATAACTTAGCTCTTTCTGGTTCGATTGTATTTGACATAGACGAGTCTGCTTTAGTAGGTGGACAGTCAATGGAGATATATCCGGGAAAAGTTTTCCGTAGACAAGCAGGAATGGCAGGACAATCAATCTATGGTTTAAAGTTTCCTAATACAGCAAACGAAAACATGATGATGTTTGACAAGTTTAGACAGCTTGCAGACGAACAAACAGGTTTGCCTAGTTACAGTCATGGACAAACAGGTGTTCAAAGCATGACAAGAACTGCATCAGGTATGTCAATGTTGTTAGGTGCAGCAAGTCTGAACATTAAAACAGTTGTAAAAAACCTAGATGATTTTTTATTAAAGCCTCTAGGTGAAGCATACTTCCAATGGAATATGCAATTCTTTGAAGGTGATATAGATGTTAAAGGTGATTTAGAAGTTAAAGCTACTGGAACAAACAGCTTAATGCAGAAAGAAGTAAGAAGTCAAAGATTGACTATGTTCTTACAAACTGCACAAAGTCCTGCTATTGCTCCTTTTGTTAAGATTTCTAAATTAGTAAGTGAACTAGCCTATAGCTTAGATTTAGATCCTGATGAGATTCTTAATGATCCAGAAGAAGCAGCTATTATGGCACAAATAATAGGTATGCAAAATGCTGGACAAAATACAAGCGAGGAAGCTCAACCCAATAGTCAACAACCCGAAGCAATGGGAGGTCTTGGCGGAACACCTCAAGCACCTCAAGAACTTGGAGTTACAGGTACTGGCGGTGGCAACATCGGAATTGGAAATGTACCGCAGTCAGGGGAGGATCAGTTCTCTGGAACGGTTGCTCCACCTACCGAAACAGGTTAAACTAATCTTAAAAGAGAATAGCTAATGGCAAAGAAAAAGAAAAAAATAAAAAAACAAATGGATGATCTTGACCTTGTTGGAATAGCTGTAAGTCCGATTGTTAGAGAAAAGAAAAAGTCAGGCGGAGCTATGACTAATAAAAATACTTGGAAAAAAACAAGTATTGAAAAGAAAAAAAGACACGGTATGAAAGATGGTGGTAAAGGAATAGAAGCTTTAAGAAAAGAAGCTCCAGAAGTTGTAGAAAGAATGGGTTATCAAGAAGGTAAAGAAGTAAAATCAGTTCCAACTAGACAAGAATTATTAGATTCAGAAAAAATTAGTACAGAAAAACTTGATAAATTTAGAATGAAACTAATTGACGAAGCAACGGAAAGAAAAGATGCAGTTGATGCTCACTATCTTAGAAACGCAAACTATGACGAGCTTGAAGAAAAGCTCAAAAGAAGAGAAGAAGCAAAAAAAGAAGCAGAGCAAAGAAGAAAAGAAAAAGAAATGGAATACAACATGGATGAAGCTGCAAAAAAACATAAAAACAGAATACTTTTAGCTGAAGGCGGAGAAATGGATAGTCAAATGACTATGATGATGATGCCTACAGAAGAAACAGAAGAAATGGATGTGCTTCCAGATAATCAAATGGAAGATCAACATTTAGATTTTATAATTAATGAATCATTAGATAACGAAGAAGAAATGTACCTAATGGAACAATTACAAGCTGATGAAAGATTAAGCATGATCTTTGATAAGATTATGGACACAGCTACAGAATTTTCAGGATCTGGACCTGTTGAAGGTTTAGGTTCTGGAGTCTCCGATTCGATACCTGCAAGGTTATCGGATGGTGAGTTTGTTATGACAGCTAAAGCTACGGATGAAATCGGTGCAGATAATTTAGAACGCATGATGAAAGACGCAGAAGAAGCTAGTGATAATCGACAAAGAGTTGCAATGGGTGGAGAAATCGAAAAAAAGGTAGACCGTTTTGGTAAACCTATTGATGAAGATTTAACCGCAGAAGAAATAAAAAGAAGCATGCTTTCTGTAAATCCACGATTGCGATAAAAAACGATAGAGCTACCTTAGTTTACTAAGCCCTTTATCACAACATTAACCGAAAGGCTACCTTTACAAAACAAACCCTGCACAGTCGACATTTGCAGCCACTTTGTTTAGAAAGCCCTGAGTAGGAGTAAGATATGGCAACACAAGCAAAAGAAGCAAACCCTTATAACGCTAATAAGGATTGGCACAACCAAGAAGATAAACCATTTGTATCTGCAGACGGTGCTTTTTTTAAAGAACCTCAACCAAAAGTTGAAGCTCAAGAACAAGAAGAACCAAAGCAAACTAAGAAGGAAGCTAAAGATAAACCTTATAGCAAACCTGATTACAAAAAAAGATATGATGATTTAAAAACACATTACGATTCTAAACTTAATGAGTTTAAAGTTAGAGAACAGGAACTATTAGAAGAAGCTGCTAAAAACATGCCTCAATATACAGCTCCTAAATCTGAAGAAGACTTAGAAAAGTTTAAAGAACAATATCCAGATGTGTATGAAGTAGTTGAAACTGTAGCACACATGCGTAGTTCAGAACAAACAAAAGTTTTAGAAGAACGATTGTCTAAACTACAAGAACGTGAAGCAGAGTTAATTGCAAAAGAAGCACACGGTAAACTGTTGGATAATCATCCTGACTTTGAAGATATTCGCAATAGTGAAGAATTTCATAGTTGGGCAAAAGAGCAACCACAGTCTATTCAAAAATGGATATATGATAATGCTAATGATGGAGATCTTGCAAGTCGTGCATTAGACTTATATAAACGTGATATGGGCATAGTTTCAGAAGCTAGTAAGCCTAAAAAGAAAAAGTCCAAAAAATCTGCTGCTGATATGGTTTCAACTAAAACAACTTCAGTTGAACCGAAGCAAGATAAAATTTGGACTGAACAGGAAATTGCTAGGATGTCTATTGCTGAATTTGATAAGTACGAAGAAGAAATCGGACGAGCAATTCACGAAGGCAGAATAGTAAAACAATAACTTTTAATTTGATATAATGGAGAAGTAAAATGGCTTATAACCAATCAGATCAGTTCTTTGAACCAAGTACTGATACTAACGCTAACTTTGCGAACTCCGTAAGTGGTCAAACTAACTCGTTTTTTCTTCCTGCAGTCTACTCTAAAAAGGTTCTTAACTTCTTTAGAAAGGCTTCAGTTGTAGAAGCGATCACCAACACAGATTACGCTGGTGAAATTGCCGCTTTCGGAGATTCCGTAAAGATTATTAAAGAACCTGAAATAACTGTGTACCAGTACGAACGTGGTGCAGACGTTACAGCAACTAAATTAACTGATCAAGAGTTGACTCTTGTAGTTGATACAGCTAACGCATTTAAATTCATCGTTGATGATATTGAAACTTCAATGTCTCATGTGAACTTTAAAGAAGTAGCTAGTTCATCTGCAGCATACGCTCTTCGTGATGCTTATGATGAAGGTGTAATTGCTACTATGTTCGCAGGTGTTTCTGCCTCAAGTCCTAACCACATTCTTGGTTCTGACAACGCTACTGATTTAGCGGCAGGTACATTTGATGGAACTGGTAATCTTGACATAGGTTTCGCAGGATCAGAACACGATCCTATTGATGTACTCTCGCACATGGCTCGTCTTCTTGATGAGCAGAACGTTCCTGAAGAAGGTCGCTGGTTCTTAGCGTCACCTGACTTCTACGAAGTTCTTGCAAGTTCATCTTCTAAACTTTTGTCTGTTGATTATAACGCAGGTCAAGGTTCTATTAGAAATGGTCTAGTAACTTCTGGTAAGTTGCGTGGATTTAGCATGTACAAAACTAACAACATTGCAAGCACAACTAATGCTGCTGGCAAATGTATTGCTGGTCACATGTCATCTACAGCTACTGCTCAGACAATTACAAGTACCGAAGTAATTAGAGATCCTGATAGCTTTGGCGACATTGTACGAGGCCTCCATGTTTATGGCGGTAAAGTACTTCGTGGCGAAGCATTAGTTTCTGCTTTCTACGGTATAGACTAAACAGATTTGGGAGGTGTAAAAGCCTCCCCTTTCTTTTTTAGAGTAAAAATTTTATTAACACTAACTTATCTTTTAAAGATAAAGGAGACACAAAATGTCAAACCCAGTATTTAAAGTAAGAGATACAGGGCGCAACTCAGCAAGAACGCTAGACGTACAAGAAGTTTGCGATAATATATGCAATTCTTGGACATCAGCAACTACAGGAACTATTGCAGTTACTGCTGACGCTACTTATGATGTTTCATTTACACAACCAGCAGATACTATTATTAGAAATCTTATTGCCATTCCAGCAGGTAACATTGTTACAGCAGGAGCTTCAGGTGATGATGTTGACTTCGATTTAGGTACGGCTGCAGGTGGTGGACAAATTATTGATGAAAAAGCTATTCTTGATGATGGTGGATCAGCAGTAACATGGACAGCAAACGCGCCTTTGTATATTATTCAAAACTCACATGGACACGCAGCTAACGCTTTTGTAGGAACAGGAGTAACAGCAGGTGTTGTTGGAGGCCCAGCAACTTCAGAAGCTATTGTTATAGCATCTACTTTGTATAGTGCTTCTGCTCGTACACTATATGCTCGTCTTAAGCCACTAGCAAATAACCTTGCTACGGCAGCTACAACAGTTACTTATTTAGTTGAGTTCTTACATCTCGGCTCTACTCCTGACCAGTAGATATGCCACAGATAGGTAACGATAAAAATCCTATGATCCTAAATGGCTCTAAAGGCCCTAAAAGCACTAGAGTCTTAGGATTGTTAGGTAGCGCATATTCTGGTGAAGCAAAACAGAAATACAATGATAACTATGATCGTATTTTTGGTAAAAAGAAAAAGGGTAAATAATGGCTACAACATATTTAACACTCACTAATGAGACTTTAAGAGAGCTTAATGAAGTACAACTTACATCATCAAACTTTTCAGATGCTGTAGGAATACAGGCTTTTGTTAAGGAATCAATTAACAGAGCGTTAAATGATATAGCTAACGAAGAACCTCAATTACCTTTTTTTGCAGCAGCAGCTAGTGGAGAAACAGATCCTTTTTACGGTAACGTAACTGTAGCAACTGTAGCAGGAACTCGATGGTACACACTTAAATCAGGAAGTTCTAGTATAACTACAGATTATTCTTCTATAGATTGGGATGATTTTTATATTACAACCATTAGTGTATCAGGTGAATCAGCTCCATATGTTTCAAGAGGTTTAAAGTTTATATCTTTAGCAGATTGGAGAAGATATTTAAGAGATTCGGAGAACTCAGATGATGCAGATGGTCAAGTATATGGAGAACCTCGTTACGTTATACGCAGTCCAGATCATCGTAAGTTTGGACTTAGCCCTATACCAGATAAAGTATATAACGTACATTTTTATGCTTACAGTAAACCAACTGCTCTTTCAGCACATGGCGATGCTATTGTATTTCCTGATCAGTATGCACCTGTTATATTAGCTAGAACACGTTACTATGTGCATCAGTTTAAAGAAAATTTACAGCAAGCAGCTTTTGCATTAGATGATTATAAAAAAGGTATGAAACACATGAAATCTAATTTAATTAACCCACAACCAAAAAGCATGACAGACGATAGGATTTATTTCTGATGGCAGCTTCGCAACCCTTTTCAGTTGCGTTGCAAGGTGGTTTAGATAAGTCTAGTAATTCATTAGAACTTCTACAAACTCCAGGAAAAGCAACAAAATTAAAAAACTTTGAAGTCTCTACAAAGGGTGGATACAGACGCATTAATGGTTATTCTCAGTTAGGAGATGGAACAAGACCTAATAGCTCTAATGAAATATTAGGACTACATGTGTACGCTGATGGAGTTATTGCTACTTCAGGAACTAATATATATTTTAGCCAAGACGGTAACAGTTGGTTACAAATAAATAAAGCAAGTGTTGCAGGCGGAGGAGATAACTACAGTACCTTTACAGGTCGTAGTGCTTCTGCAAGAACTTCACAAAGTAAAACACACTTTGCTACTTTTGAAGGAAATACAATATATGGTGAAGTAATTATTACTGATGAAGGATCTGGAGTAAAACCTTTCTATTTTAAAATGACAGGTACAGATTCTGATATAACAAACAGAACTTTTTTTGCAAAAGAAATAACAGTAAGTGGAACACATTATCCAAAATATTGTGTAATACACGATAAACATTTAGTAGTTGCAGGAGCAGCTACAGCTTTAAATACTATATTTTATAGTGGTACAAGTGACATAGATGATTTTACTTCTACAGGATCTGGTAGTATTGTACTGGATGATCAAGTAGTAGGACTTAAATCTTTCCGTGATGAACTATTTATATTTTGTAAAAACTCTATATACAAACTACAGAATATAAATAATTCAAGTACGATAGCTATTGTACCAGTTACTAAAAACGTAGGATGTGTAGATGGTAAGACTATACAGGAATTTGCAGGTGACTTAATCTTCTTAGCTCCTGATGGTTTTAGAACTATTGCAGGTACAGCAAGAATTGGTGATGTTGAGTTAGGAACTATTAGTAAATCTATACAACCTGTTATAAATGATATTTTTAGTAGTACAATTACTTCTGAATATAGTAGTGTAGTGCTTAGAGATAAGTCACAATACAGACTTTATTATAGTGCTTCAAATGCTTCAACAACTAATTCAAAAGGAATTATAGGAACTCTTACAGCTAGAGGTTTTGAATGGGCTGAAGTACAAGGAATACAAGCTCCTGCAGTAACTTCTGGATTTAATTATTCAGGAAAAGAAAAAATATATCACGGAGACAGAGATGGATATATCTACAACCATGATACAGGAAATAGTTTTAATCCTGCAGGAACTGAAACAAATGTAGACGCAGAGTACCAATCACCTGATTATGATTATGGAGACTTTGGAACTTTAAAGACTTTAGATCATGTTAAAGTTTCTGTATTTCCAGAAGGATCTGTAGAGCCAACACTTAGAGTTAGGTTCGATTATGACAGTACAGACAGGCTTCAACCAACAGATGTAGGAATAATATCAGCAACTCCTTCTATATTTGGAGATTCATCAGCAGTATTTGGTACAAGTACTTTTGGTGCGCCCGAACAACCTTTAGTAAGAGCTACATTAACAGGAAGCGGACACAGTAACTTCTTTAAAATATTTAGTAATGATACAAATGCTCCTTACACAATAAATGGCTTATACATAAATTACAGACCATCGGGAAGACAATAACAACAAAGAGAGAATTAAATTATGGCTCAGACATATACCAGACAAAGTTCAATAGCAGATGGCGATACAATAACTGCTGCACTTTTTAACAACGAATACAACCAACTTTTAAATGCTTTTAGTTACTCTTCAAGTAGTGCATCATCTACAGGACACAGACACGATGGTACTGCTGGACAAGGTGGTAACGTACATACTATTGGTGATTTAGACTTCCTTAATAAAATTGTTGTTGATAGTACTAATAATAGATGGGGTGTCTTTGTTGAAGTATCTAGTGCTGCCGTAGAACAAATAAGAATACAAGACGGAGCAATAGTACCTGTAACAGACAATGATATAGATTTAGGTACAAGCTCTTTAGAGTTTAAAGATGGTTATTTTGATGGTACAGTCTATGCAGACGCTATAAACTTTAACGGTACTGCAATTTCTTCTACAGCAGCAGAGTTAAATATATTAGATGGTGTAACAAGTACCGCATCAGAGTTAAACATAATGGATGGAGACACCAGTGCTACTTCTACAACATTAGCCGATGCTGATAGAGTTGTAGTTAATGACGGTGGTACAATGAAGCAAGTTGCTCTTACTGACTTTGAAACTTACTTTGAAAGCTCTATAGATACTATAGCAAACTTTGAAGTTACTACAGAACTACAAACTCCACTTATTGCATTTACAGATGGTGATGATGCTATTCAAATTGCAGACGGTGGTGGAGTTACAATGGTTGCTGGTCTTACTTCTACAGCATCGGCAAACTCATTAGGAGCTACAAGTTTTAATGATGCAGATATTACTAATGTAGGAGATATTCAACTTGATTCTATTACAGGTGACGGAGATACTAATACTTCAATTACATTTAGTGGATCAGATGTAATAACTATTGCAGCAGGAGGAGACAATCAAGTTACATTTACTAACGGAGCTATTGTACCTTCAACAGATAACGACATAGACTTAGGAACAAGCTCAACAGAGTTTAAAGATGCTTACTTTGACGGCACAGTTACTACAGATGCTTTAGTTGCAGATACTGCAGACATTAATGGAGGTACTGTTGACGGTGCTATTATTGGTGGTGCAAGTGCTGCAGCTATTACAGGTACTGCTATTACTGGTACAAGTTTTGTAATTGGAAGTGCTGATATAAATGAAGCAGAACTAGAAACTATTGATGGAGTTACTGCAGGAACTGTAGCAGCTTCAAAAGCTGTAGTTGTCGATTCTAATAAAGACATTGGAAGTTTCCGTAACATTACTCTTACAGGAGAACTTGATGCAGCTACATTAGACATTAGTGGTGACGCAGATATAGACGGTACTCTTGAAGCTGATGCAATTACTATTGGTGGTGTAACTTTAGCAGAAACAATTAGTGATACTGTAGGTGCTATGGTAACAAGTAATACTGAATCAGGTATTACAGTAGCTTATCAAGACGCAGACAATACTTTAGACTTTACAATTGGTACACTTAACCAAGATACAACAGGTACAGCAGCAGTAGCTACAACAGTTACTATTACAGATAACGAAAGCACAAACGAAAATAATGCTATTGTTTTTACATCAGGTGGAGACTTAGACGGTGGTAACTTGGGTTTAGAATCAGATGGTGATTTAAAATATAATCCAAGTACAGGAACTCTTTCTGCAACTAACATTTCAGTTAGTGGTACATTTAGTACAGTAAACTCTGTTACAATGAACGCTAACAACGCAGTAGTTTTTGAAGGATCTACAGCAGATGCACACGAAACTACACTTTCAAGTATAGATGCTACAGGTGATAGAACAATAAATCTTCCTAATGTGTCAGGTACGCTTCCAGTATTAGCGGCTGCATCAGCTACTCAAATTAGTTCAACACCAGAAGAACTTAATATACTTGATGGAGCTACTGTAGTTGTTGGAGAAATAAACGCACTAGACTTAGGTTCTACAGCAGTCGGTACAGCTATTGCTTCTAAAGCAGTCATATTAGATTCTAACAAAGATTATACAGGTATTAGAAACTTAACTATTACAGGTGAACTAGATGGTGCAACTCTAGATATTTCAGGAGATGCTGATATAGATGGTACTACTAACCTAGATGTCGTAGACATTGATGGTGCTGTTGATATGGCTACAACTCTTGCAGTTGCAGGTAATGTAGACTTTAATGGTGACTTGGATGTTGATGGAACTACAAATCTTGATGTTGTTGATATAGATGGAGCTGTTGATATGGCTTCTACATTAGCAGTAACAGGTATAGTTACACTAACTGATGATTTGATTATTGGTGATGGCAAAACAATCGGTTCTGCTTCAGACGTAGATGCTATGACTATTGCTTCTAATGGACAAGTAACATTTACACAAACACTTATTGGTACAGCTTTAGATATTTCAGGTGATGCAGATATTGATGGAACTTTAGAAACTGATGCACTAACTATTAATGGTTCAGCATTAAATTATAAAGCTTTTGGTACTTCTTCAATTATGCTTGGAGACAATGCTACAGGAACTATTGATGCTGCTAATTATAATACTGGTGTAGGTGTTGATGTTTTTGCAGCTTTAACATCTGGTGATAATAACACAGCAGTTGGTTTTGCAGCATTAGATGCTAATACTACAGCAAGTTTTAATGTTGCTGTAGGTACTGAAGCTTTGACAGCAAACACCACGGGAGAACAAAATGTTGCTGTTGGTCACGAAGCGTTAGAAGCAAACACAACAGCAGAAGGAAATGTGGGTATTGGTATGAGAGCTTTACAAGCTAATACAACTGGAGCTTCTAATACAGCAGTAGGACAACAAGCCTTACTTAATAACACCACAGCATCTAATAACTCAGCTTTTGGTAAAAATACTTTAGTTGCAAACACAACAGGTCATTCAAATGTAGCAGTTGGTAAAGATGCTCTTACTGCTAACACAACAGCAAACTTTAATGTTGCGGTAGGTGTAGAGGCTTTAGAAGCAAATACAACTGGAAGTGAAAATACTGCTATGGGTATTCACGCTATGAAAGCAAATACTACAGGCAGTACAAATGTAGGTATTGGTACTTCTGCTTTAGATGCTAACACTACAGGCTCTAATAACACAGCAGTCGGCGGTAGTGCTTTGGGAGCAAACACAACCGCTTCTAATAATACTGCAGTTGGACAAATAGCTTTATCAGCAAACACAACTGGAGCTAACAACGTAGCCGTTGGTATGAACTGTTTAAATGCAAACACAACTGGAGCTAACAACGTATCCGTTGGTGTGTCTAGTCTAGGATTAAACACAACAGGTACACGGAATGTATCAATAGGAGATTCAGCTTTATACAATAATACGGTATCAGACAACACAGCTTGTGGTTTTCAAGCTTTAACAGCAAACACAACAGGTGCGCAAAGCACAGCAGTTGGTAAAGATGCTGGAGTAGCTATTACAACAGGAAGCGGACATACAGCTATTGGTTTTAGTGCTTTAAAAGCTGCAACAACAATAGACTATGGTTTTGCATTAGGTTATGAAGCTGGTGCAGCTAATACAAGTGGTACAAACAATACTTATGTTGGAACTTTTTGTGGAGATTCTGTAACTACTGGTGGTGATAACACTTATGTTGGATATCAAGCTGGTGCTGGTACTACAACTGGCGGTGCAAATGTAGCAATCGGTAAAGGTGCTTTTGATGTAAATACTACTGGAAACAATAACGTAGCAATTGGTCAAAATGCTTTAGGTGCATCAACTGGTGGTGGAGATTTAGTAGCTGTTGGAACTGCTGCTGGAGATACTTTAACTGGCGGTGGTAATAGCGTCATTATTGGTTCATTAGCAGATGGATCAGGAGTAAACATAAGTAACGAAATAGTAATCGGTTATAATTCTACAGGTAAAGGAGCTAACACAGGATTTATAAATCCTAATGGTGGTGCAGTTTATCAAGGTAATAATTCAACTACTTGGTCACAAACTTCTGATATAAGAATTAAAAAGAATATTACAGACAATAGTGATGGGTTGAATAAAATTAATAATATTCAAGTTAGAAACTTTGAATATCGAACTAAAGATGAAATAAAAGAACTTTCACCTGAATGTGCAATTCAAAAAGAAGGTGTGCAGTTAGGTGTAATTGCTCAAGAAGTACGAGATATATTACCTGAAATTGTAAAAGAAGAAACAACTGGATGTTTGAAAATTGATCCAGATAATTTAACTTGGTATTTAGTTAATGCAGTAAAAGAACTCTCAACAAAAATTGAGGAATTAGAAAACAATAAATGTAAATGTAACGAGGAAAAATAAAATGGCAGTAACAAAAAAAATGACTAAAGCTGTACCTTATGAAGATGCTAACAGCAAGGTAGCTAAATGGCATTTAGAAATGACATACGAAAACGATAGTGAAGGCGATGCAACATATTACAAAAGTGTGTTTAAGCATTTTGTAGATCAAGCATATACTGACTATGTTGACGGAAGTGCTAAAACTAACTTTACACTACAGGCTAAAGGATCTTTTAGTTTATCAGACCTCACAGCACTTTGCCCAGTTTCACAATGGGATGCAATCTTTGCTAGTCAAGTAGACTCAGTTATTACTAATCCAGTAGTGAATCCTACAGCAGACGAATCTTTTTCAGTACCTAGTTAATATGGCTACTCAAATTCACGGTATGCCTAGTGTTTTTGTATTAGAACACGACATACCAGAAGAGATGGTGACAGATCTTAATACCTACTTAGATGTTTATCTAAAAGAAAAAGGTCGTAAGTCACTAGCAAGTACACTTGTTGGACAGATACAACATGGACAACAACTGTTAATGGATCATAACGATGAAAAGGTTGTAGAGTTTACTAACATGTTATGTGGACTAGGAGCTGAGTATATTAATAGATTTTCTCAAGCTACTGGTGCAACTTACAAGACTAACAAGCGTGTAGAAATAGATGAACTTTGGTCAGTACATAGCTACGAAAGAGACTACAACCCAATACATAGTCATGGAACTAAAACACTAATGGGTATCTCTTGTACTACTTGGACTAAAGTACCACAGCAAATATTAGATCAACCTACAGCAGGTACATCCGAATATAATCTATATAACGCTAGTGGAGATTGTGACGGCTACTTAGCTTTTCAGTATGGACAAAATCACGTTACAGATGTAGAGATTTTAAAACCTCCACAGAGCTTTGTAATACAACCACAGGTAGGAAAGCTCTATATGTTTCCAAGTTGGTTACAACATATGGTCTATCCTTTTCAAGGTGAAGGTGAACGTAGAACAGTAGCAGCTAATTTAAATTGTTGGGATATGCAGGTAGCATAATATGGACATGGAAATGTGGAATGTATTGCTTACTATTGTTATAGCTCCAATAGTCTATAGCATACGACAGAACTTTGTAGAGCTTAAAAGAATTGATGTACTTCTAAACAAGACGAGAGAAGAAGTGGCTAAAAACTACGTTACTAAAGATGAAATGGAAAGTAATACGGATCGTGTTATTCGTATGCTTAATAAACTTGAAGCAAAACTTGACAAACTTTTTGAAGTTAAAACTAACTAGGAATTAATATGGCACGGAAAAGATATAAGAAGAAGAGAGCTGATTATCGTAAGGGTGGTCGAGTTTCTTTAAAGCACGGAGGAAGACCTCAACGTAAAGATTTTAACGATGCAGATCAATATAGAAATGCTTTAGATAATTGGGCCAGCGATCCTGCTCACTCTGTTAGGCAAACATCTCCACAAAGAACTACTCCAGAAAGAATGGCGGAAATATCTGCAATGCCAGGAGTTCCTTCTCCTACAGGTATTAAATCTATTGATGAATATAACGTAGGACTAGCTACTCCTCCAGAAGATAATAATTTAATAGCTACCCCTACTAAAACACAAACTACTATAGAACGCGGACAAGATAGAAAAGTTACTGGTGGCAGTTCAAATAAACAACCTAAAGTAAATAAACCACCTGTAATAAAACTCCCTACAGATAAAGAGCGTTTTGAAATGGAACGTGGAAAAAGAATTATATCTTCTGGTCAAACTGCAGAAAATATAGCAGCAGGAAAAATACCAGCAGGAGCTATTCCAAAGCCAGAAGTTGTTAAAATAGATTCTAGTGCGCCAGGAACTCAAGCTACAGCAGAAACAATAAGTCCAGTATCGCCAGTAACTGCTGAACAAATTCCAACAGCTGCTCAAGAAACTACAGCACAAGTAACGAATGTTGCTCAAGCAGAAGCTCCACAACAAATTACAGCCTCTCAAATACAACCAACAACAATAACAGAGCCTACAGTTGTTACAGGTGTTACAGGTACAGTAAGTGACGATGCTATAGCACAAGCTGCTGAAGTAGAAGATGTTCCTTTAATAGAAGGAGCTGAAGTTATAATTAAAGAAGGAGCTTTAGCTGAAAGAGTAGTTGGAACTCTTAGTCCTCAAGCTATGGCTACAGCAGCTCAAGCAGCAGGAACTACGTTGTCAAGAGTTACTAGAGCTAAAAGACAATTAAGAAACGCAGGGATATCAGAAGATTCTATTACAGCGTTAGGAAACGATCCAGAAGCTCTTGAAGCTCGTTTAATGGATTTAACTCAAGAAGAGCGTGGAGTTATTGGAGATCTTCCAGAAGAAGCTTTAGTATCTAACCAACTCGACAGTCTTTTAAAAGGTTTAGAAAATGGAGAGATACCTACTTGGGCTAGTCCTGCTGTATCTGCAGTAGAACAAATGTTAGCTCAAAGAGGCTTAGAAGCTTCTACAGTAGGACAAGAAAATTTATTTAATGCTATAATACAGTCTGCTGTTCCTCTTGCACAATCTAATGCACAAGCTATACAACAAAGTGTAGCTCAGACTAAAGACATTGAATCTAGAGAAGAACTTGCTAATGCTCAAATGAGACAACAAACAGCGTTACAAAATGCTTCTAATGTGTTTCAAATGGATATGGCACAGTTTAGTGCAGACCAACAAACAGAACTGTCAAACAGTAAGTTTTTACAAACTGTAAGTTTAACTGAAGCAAATAATGACCAGCAAGCTGCAATACAAAATGCTCTTATATTATCTCAAAGTAATTTAGCAGAAGCTAATATGAGACAGCAGATGTCTATACAAAATGCAAAAACTTTTTTAACAATGGACATGGCTAATTTAAATAACGAACAACAAGCTTCTATGGTAACTGCACAGTATCAACAACAAACTTTGTTATCTAATCAATCTGCAGAAAATGCCGCAAAACAATTTAATGCTACTAGTGAAAACCAAACTAATCAGTTTATGGCAAGTTTAAATAATCAAATAAATCAGTATAATGCTACTGCTATGAACCAAGCAAAAACAATAAATGCTCAAATGCAGAATGCAGCTAACGCTAGAAACGCAGATAGGATTAATGATGTTAATAAAGCTAATACAGCTATGTTAAATCAAACAGCTCAGTTTAACGCACAGATGGATTTTAACAGAAACCAATGGAATGCGGCCAACAAGCAAGCAGTAATAAACTCTAATGTTAATTGGAGAAGACAAGCTAATACTGCCAACACAGCGGCACAAAATGCAGTAAATCAACAAAATGCTCAAAATGCTTTTGGTTTATCTCAATCAGCTTTATCGTTTCTTTGGCAAGAATTAAGAGACCAAGCAGATTATGATTTTAAATGGGCTAATAATAATGCAGACAGAAAGATGCAAGCTATGGTGGCTGCAGCAAGTGCTGAAGGTGATGCCGCTGCAAATTGGTCAACTAATTATGAAAAAGCAGCATCAGTAGTAGATACAATATTTGGATCAGGAGGAAAATAAAATGGGATTACTAGGCGCACTCTTTAAACCTTTTAAAAAATTAGTTAAAAAAATTGGTAAAGGTATTAAAAAAGTTGTTAAAAAAATAGGAAGGGCTGTTGGAAAACTTGGTATTGTAGGACAAATAGGCATGATGTTTTTAATGCCCTATGCAGCAGGAGCTTTAGGAAGTTTTTTTGGTGCTACAGGAAAGTTAGCAAGCTGGGGAAATACTTTATTAAAAGGATCTGGAATAGCTTCTAAAGCTTTAGGACACACTTTAAATGCAATTAATACTGTAGGAACAATGGCAGGTAAAGTATACACAGGAGTTACAGATACTATTGGAAAAGCTTTTGATGTTGTTACAGGAAAAGCTAAAATAGGAGATGTTGGAAAAGCACTACAAGACACAGTTACTGGTGTTACAGAAAGTACTAAACTAATGAGTCCTGAGTATTTAGAAGCTCAACAAGCTTTAAGTGCTAGTGCAAAAGAAGCTACTAAATCTTTAGTAGAAAAAGGAATGCAAGAATCTTTAAAAGATTTTCCTACTATAGGAGAAAGCGCAATACCTAAACCACAACAAATAACTTTAGACGATGTATTAGAACCTGTTGAAAAAATAAAAACAAATTTAATGAGGAAACCAACTGTTCCAAAAACTCCTCCTATAAATCAAATTTTAGATACTTATAACACTAACACATCACAAAAACTTACACAGTCAGTATCTTCAATAGTAGCAAGAAGTCCTGAAGAAGCAGCTATGTTTCCTTCAGATGTAGGTGATCTTGTTTTAAATACAGAACAAAAACAAGACACGTTGCTCGGTAAAGCAAAAGACTTTGTTACAGAAACTTTTGGAGAAATAAAAGATGATGTTGTAGAAGAAGGAAAACAAAAAATAAAAACGTTTGCTAAAAATAAAACTATGGAGTTCTTAGGATTTAAAGAAGGGCAAGAAGGTGTTCAGGGAGAAAACGGTTCTTATAATGGCTCTATGATTCCAATGTTATCTAGAACGGACTCAGGAATAAACTTTACAAACTCTGCAACAATAGATGCTTTTGCTAAACAAGGAAACAATCACTTAGCTTACAGCATGGCTAATCTTGGACATGTAGGCAATATCTTTGATAGGTATAACAATCCAGTTGCAAACGAACAAATGACAAGTTATTACTTAGCACCTAATATAAACAAACAACTAGCAGGAGCAAGCTAAATGGAAATGGAACAGTATAGTCAGGAAGGTGTAGACGCAATAGTAAACGCAGGTAAACCTATTCCTGGACAGTCTTTAACAAATAATCCAGAAGAGCCTTATGCATGGGAAGGCCCTACAGAGTTTACTAAGTTTAAAGAAGCTTTAGATTATGTAGCTGCTGAATTGTTACAAGAAGATGTATATACTGCTGTAGTGCTTGCTCTTGGAGATGGAGTAACTGTAACTGATATGGCTACTCAAATAGGCTATGTAGGCTTTAGAGAAGGTAAATGGAATCCTGATTTAATGTTAATGTTAATGGAGCCATTAATGTATTTATTAATGTCTTTATGTGAAAAGGCAGGAATACAATATAGAGTCGATAGTGAAGACAATCTAGACGAAGAATCTGATCAGAGTTTATTAGAACAAAAAGCTAAGAACATAGCTGAAATGACAAAAGCTAAAATGGAAAAAGCTTCTGGTATTCCTGCAGGAGCAATACCTAAAGACATAGAAGCTAAACTTGAACAGATTGAAATACCGCAAGAAAGTTTATTAGCTAAAGCTGAACCTGCTCCAGAGCAACCTGAAAGCTTATTAGAAAGAGGACAATAACATGGCAAGATATGAAGATACTGCTACACCTTTTGCAGAACAACAGTTTGCAGGGGTTCGTGAGCGTAAACAAAAAGAAGCAGAAAAACAGGACAAGTTTGCTAAAAGACTTTTAATGTTTAAAACAGTAGCAGAAGGAGCTAATGCTGTTATTAATCAAAGAGCAGATCAACTAGAAGCAAATCAAACAGCTAAAAAAACAGCGTATCAAAAAACAGTACAAACTGCAGAAGATTTATTAAAACAAGAAACACAGTTAAGATCAGCTAATATGACTGCAGAAAATTATTATACTAATATATACTATAATCAACTTGTTCAAGATGCTGAAACTACTTATGCAAATTACAATTTAGGAGCTACAACTAACAAAGCAGGAACAACAGCACATAATTTTTTAAGAGCTGAAGCAAGTCGATTAGGTAAAGAAAAAGCTACTTTGTTTGAAAATGCTGTTACACAAGCAAAAGATGTTGGAACATTAGAAGATTTTGACAAGCGTTGGGATTCTTTACAAGATATACAATCACCTAGAACTATTTTTGGAGCTGTAACAAGTGCAGCTAAAAATGTTTTTGAAAAAGAAACACCCGAAACTGTAGCTTATAAAGAAGGTATTGCAACAGACGCTTTATTTAATCAACCAATAGTTAAAGAGTATAAAGAGTTTGGAGACTCTTTAAAAATTTATAGTAAAGCAGGTTTTGATGTAGGAAGTATAATAAATGATTTAGGATCTAATTTTGATATGGTTGTTAAGCAAGGAGATCCAAATGTAACTTCAGTTAGTGAAACATATATAGATGCTAACGGAGTTAAAAGAAATAAAACAAAGTTAGTTGTTTATTCAAAAGACGCAAATGAAAACATAAACATTATACAAGAAACAGTATCGGATGCGATTGTTCCTGCAGAAGCTATTGAAACAACTTCTATTGAAAAAGCTTTAGAATCTGTTCCTGATCGTTATAAAGATGTGGCTGCAGAATATTTTACAGGTACTTATTCTACTCAAGAAGATTTAATGAGTTTTTTTAAGTGGCAAGCTTCAGATAAAGCTTTTCGTAAAAGTCCTATTAAAGATGTAAAAGATGGTATAGATCTTGTTAAAGCTGCACAAGCAGATATACTATCAAGTCTTGGTTTTTTAACTCAAGAACAAATAGATGAACATGGTCTTACTGGTTATGAAGTAGGCGAACAAATGTATAATGTTGATTTAGATAAAAATAATTTAGTTACTCCAAGACCAGAATTTGGAAAAGTAATAAGGGCTGAAGGCTGGGATTTTGTAAGTCTTGTTGACAGTTATTTTGAAAACTTTGATATAACAGGTCTTGAAATGTTTGGTACTCCTGAAGAAGGAAGAACAATATCTAGCTCAACTGTATATAGGCAAGAAGTTAAAAGACAGTTTAATAAACAATCACAAAAAACTGAACTTTTAAAAACATTTGAACTTATAGTTCCAGACACAAGTAGAACAATATTAACAGATTCTAAAAATATAATTAGTGGACTAGTAGAAAATGCTGAAAAAGATGGTGAAAGTGGTCTTATAACTTTAGATACAATAAAAGATTTAAGTAAACTTGGAATTGGTCTTGATGGTATGGGTACAATTACTGTTGATTTAGATGATAAATTAATTTATTACAAAAAAGATGAAGAAGAAAAAAAAGAAAAAGATGAAGATAAAGAAGAAAAAGAAAAAGATTTAACTGCTAGTGATGATTTTACTATACAATATCAAGATAAAAAACTTTTAGATTTTGGAAAAGTAAACACCATATTAGCAGATTTAGATGTGTCAGACCTTAGTAAAGATGAGCTAGTGTATTTATCAACTTTAAGTATTTATGATATAAAAAGCAGGATAGGATTAGAAGATATTTCAAAAGGTGGTTTACTTAAATCAGGGAAAGATCTTCTTTTTGTTGAAAGAATGAATGAAAAATTAGCTATGTTTAAAAATTTAGATATTGTTCAAGAAGAAATAAAAGATAGGTTTAGAGGAGAACTGCCCTATAGTATATTAGGTAAAGGATCTGGAACTTTACCTGAAGAATTTTATGCTCAATTAAAAGAATTATTTATAACAAACCTTGCTATGGTTTAAGCAATGAAATACAAAAGACCTTCGTACTCTGAAGAAGAGTTAAAAAAATATCAAGAACTTGTTCCTACGTTCGGACTTTCAAAGTCTGATGCACTTTCTTATGTAGCAAAAATGGGAGCTTCTGATTCTATAAGAGGAATACAGCAAATGGGAGCTAAACTTTTTGGAGCTGATGAAACTATAGAAGAGCTTAAAAAACAAGATAAAAAACTACAAGCTATTCTTGAAAACCCTGAATACGGTAACGCAGCTTTAGGAACTTTTTTAACTTCAGCTATTGTAGCAGATCCTGTTGGATGGATTCCTATATTTGGTACAGCAAAAAAAGCTAAAACTATTTTTGATTTTGCTAAGTATGGAGCTATGGCAGGTGGTGTCCATTCTGGTATGGGATATGTAAGTGAAGAAGCACCCGGACTTATAGGTGAAAAACAAAGCAGACTTGAAAATACTTTACTGGGTGTAGGATTTGGTGGTACGTTAGGTGCTGTTGCTCCTACTACTGTTAACGCAATTCAAAGAGCTAGAGGAAAAGATCCTATCTATGGGCTAACAAAAGAAATAAACTATACTAAAAAAGAAGATGTTGATGTAATAGTTAAATCGCCTAAAAAAGAAACAGTAGCTCAACAACAAGATGAATTTTATATAGCAAACTTTGGTGTTCCTTCTGTACCTAGACCTTTAGCTGATCCAATAGATACAACTAAGTTAATTAACTTTACTGATGCTAAACCTATTAGAGATAAAAATAAAATAAATACATTTTATAAAGGTTTTCAAATAACAAAAGATCCTAAATCTAATTCTTTTCTTATGTTTATTCCAGGCGAAAAGATAGCTGAAAAATCTTTTAAAACTTTTAAAAAAGCTAGAGCGCACATAGATAAGTTTGCTATACAAGACGCAAGAAGAAATTTAAAAACAAGACAAGCTAATTTAAACAACAAAGAATTAAAACTAAATGATCTTCAAAAAGAAGAACTACAAAAATCTATTGATGTTGGTAAGTCTTATAGAGACAGAAGAGCTGGGCAGTTAGAAAGTCGTGAGATAAATTACGCAGAAGAACTAACAAATCTTGAAGCGTCTATGAAAAAAGTAAGGCAACAAAAAAGAAAAGCTTCTAAAGATATAAGATTTGCTGATAGAAGATTAAAACCTATAGAGTCTTCTAAAACTCATAGAATCTCTGAACAAAAAGAATATCCTTTTTTCTTATGGTATCCGGGTTTATCTAAATCTTATAGAAAAGGACTTAGGTTTAAATCTTACGAAGATGCTAAAAGACATATTTTTGTACAACAACGAAAAGGAAATATTGCAGGAGATAGTAGAATAGAAATACACACAGGTTCTCCTTCTAAAATTAATCGAGGCCCAGATTCTAAAACTTTAAAACAAGCAGGAACATTTAAAAGTTTTGCAGACGAATATGAAAACAGTAGACTAGCTGTTATAGAAAGTTCTGATTCTTATCTTAATAAAAGCAAAGTAAGAAGAGATGCTTTAAGACAACAACAAAGAGATACAGACGTTAAATTAGAAACAGAAGCAAAAGGACAAGGAGCAGGCCCTACTGATGAATTTTATAAAGGTAGATTTTCTAATGAACCAGAATATGACGAAGCTATTAAGACTATAGTAAAAGAAACAAGCAAAGAAGGATCAGATAAAGTTACAAAGATGAATCCAGTATTAGATTTTTATCAAGAGTTTGCTGGTAAAACAATTAAGAATTTTGTTTTTAACAATGCTGGATCTTCTTTGTTAGGTTTTGCATCAGGAGTAGGTACATACAACGCACAGAATGAACACACTTCAACTTTTTCTGAAAGGTTTACTACTGCCATGCTTGCTACTTTTGCTGTGGGTGCAGGAGCAAATAAAATTGGAAAACTTAAATTAAATAAAACAGACGAAATGATTTCTGAAAGATTAAGCAGAATGTTTATAGATGACTATGGTTTAGACGCTCCTTATAAATCTTTAAGAGAAGATCTCCAGTTCAATCAAAATACTTTTGCAAGTAAATTTTTAACACTTGCAGAAGAAGCAAATGAAAAATTAAATAAAAACGAACGTAAATTATTTTATAATTTTATGATTGGAGAACTTGACGATGTTTCAAATTTATCTGAGGAAGGTTTAAAGTTAACTGGAAGAGCAAGAGTTTTAATAAAAGACATGGGACAAAAGTATGTAGATGAAGGGCTTCTTGATCCAGAAGTATTTAAAAAGAACGCAGGGATTTATTTACATAGAAGCTATATAAAAAGTGTAAAAGATCCTAAATATAAAAAACAACTACAGCTTGCTAGGCAGATTACTCTTGTAGGAGAAAATTTAAGAAGTAGAGGAGATACTAGAGTATATACAAGTGCTAAAAAATATAGAGCAGCAGCTAAGAAACTTAAAAATAATGGGTGGGAAATATTAGAACAAAAAGGTTCTTTTAAAAAACCACCTAAAAGAAAAAAAGGCGAAAAGAAACAAAAAGAAAAAACAGAACCGTTTTTTATAAAATTAAGAAAAGATTACACAAAAGAACAACGTATAGAATTTGGAGAAATAGAAGATATTGCTTTTGCTATAGCAGAGACAGGAAGATTAATGTCAAACGATTTAGCTACTGCTAAATTTTTTAGAAAAATATCAGAAAATAAAAATTATTTTATTGCAGATGACGATGCTTACCAAGCTTTAGGAAGCCCTGAAAATTTTGTTAAAGTTTCTGGCGAATCAGTCAAAGGCGCAAGTGCTAAAAAATTTGGAAAGTTATCAGGTGGTTATCTTAAAAGAGAAGTATACGATGACATTACAAGAATGTACAGAATTAAACTTGATAACGAAAGTAAAATGTTTGATGATTTAACAGAAAAGTTTGACGGAATACAAAGATACTGGAAGCTTTCAAAGACTGCGTGGAATCCTGCAACTCATTTTAACAACACAGTTTCTAACTTTATGTTATTAGACTTTGCAGACACTAAAGTAGAAATGTTAGTAAAAGCTGCAAAAGAATTTAAACTAGGAAAAAATTCTGAGCTATTACAAATGGCTACTAAAAGAGGAATTTTTGATGTTGACGTAACTACAAGAGAATTAAAAAGTATTGTGCAAGAGTATGGAGCTAAAGCATCAGATGGTTCGTATTCATTAGGTGGAGAAGTTGCAAAAGCTTTAGAAGAAATAACAGAACTTGACAATGTTACAGAGGCTTTAACTTTTTCTGATCGCGTATGGAGAGGTGCTTCAAAAGTTAAAAAAGCTACGCTTGGAAATCTTGAAAAAGCTTATCAGTTTGAAGATCAAGTTTTTAGAATGGCTGTGTTTATGGACAGATTAAACAAAGGCATGGATGAAAAGATTGCAGCAAGAGAAGCTAAAAAGTGGTTCATTGATTATGATATTAATGCACCCATGATTAATAGACTAAGAAGAACAGTAACTCCTTTTTTAAGTTATACTTATAGAGTAGTACCTTTATTAGCTGAAGCAGCTATATTAAGACCTCATAAGTTTGCTAAATGGGCAGCTATTGGATACGGTTTAAATGAAGTTGGAAAACAAATTGGTGGAGGAAACGAAGAGCTTGAAAGAGTTACAATGCGTGACGAGCTTTCTAAAAGACTTTATGGACTTCCGTTCATGCCTCCAAGAATGATTAAGTTACCTTTTGATTCAAACGATGGAGATTCTCAATACATAGATATAAGTAGATTAGTTCCCGGTGGAGATATTTTTGATCAAAGAGAAGGAGAAGGTTTTGCAATTCCAGGACTACCTTCACCTGCGCAACCCGGTGGTCTGCTTGTAGATATTCCTTTGATTATGGGTACTAAAAAGAATCCTTTTACTGGACAAGATATAGAAGGGATAGGAAGAAGTGGCGTGTTTGGAGATGCTCTTCCTATTGCAAAAGCTATTGTACAAAACTTAACTCCTAATGTTGCTATACTTCCCGGCTCGTATGCGTATAAAAAAATGCAAACAGCTACAGAACAAGATATTCCTTTTATAACAGGAAAAAGAGAACCTTCTTACTACGCGCCCGGCTCTAAGTATGCTGCAAAATATTCACCTCTTGAAGCTCTTGCTTTTACTTTAGGTATAAAACTAAGACCACAGAATGTTAGAGTAAACGAAAGATTAAAACAGGTAGATTATAATCAAAAATTAAAAGAATTAGAAAAAATAAGAGGACAGTACTTAAAAGATTTTAGAAACAACAAAAACATTTTTAGTATGAAAGAAGTAAGAGAAAAACAAGCAGAAATAGATTTAGAAATATTACAACTAGCTGCTGAGTTTGAAGTATATAAAAGAGAAAAATCAAAAGCTAGAGCTAAAGATGTTCGTTTATCTAAAACAAAGGGAGGTTTAGTAGAAGGAAAGGATGTTCCTTTTACTAAAGAAAACCCTGCAGAAACAATTAACCCATATACAGGAGAACCTTATCAAGTTTCTGAAGAAACAAGAAGATCATCTTTGTTAAATACTTTAAGAGATAGGATTACTAGAGTACAAAAAAGTGGTGGAGGAGAAACAACAATTAAAGACATAGATAAAAGAAATGTAATTTTAAACGCTTTAAAATCACAAGGTTCTGGTGATAGGTTTTATTATACTGACGAAGAAATACAAGAATTAAAAAACTATGGAAGTAGCGTAGCTCTTGTAGAGTCTGATAGAAAACCAAGTGCTGTTCAGATAGTGGCAGGAAAAGCTGTAGGCGCAGGTAGAGGTAAATATCAATATGAAGTTTCTATTAACGAACTTGATAGTACTTTAGGAGGAAGTGGTGCAAATAAGACAGCACTACAAAGATATAAAAATTTTCATAAAATGTATAACATTCCTTTAACTGCTAGAGATCAAGAAATTATAGATGAGATAGATAATAACTTAGATTTTTCTACTTTATCAGAACAAGAGCAAGATGCTATTTTTTATGCAGATCAGGCAATGGGTTCGTTATCTTTAGAAGACTTAGTAACTGGTAAAATAAGTTATAACGATGCGTGGTATACTACACACTACGCAGGTAAAGACGAAACAAAAAGAAACAAGCTGAATGAAAGATTATATAATGAATAGTGATATACTTATAATGTATCACGAAGATGATTTAGACAGGGGGTATCGCATAGATTGTAAGATGCGGTCTAAACAGGACTTAGCTTGGTTAAAGCGAGAAGAGTTTAGAAAAGTCTATGAAGAGCTACTACATACACACTTAGTAGGAATGCCAGAGTTACCATTAGAACTTGTAATGGAGTCAGTAGACACCATACTCAAAGGTGACATACGTTTTAACCCCGATGAACTAACTAGAGGAAAGTAAATGAAATTTGGAATGATAAAAAACTTAATAGGCGCAGTAGCTCCTACTATAGGTACAGCATTAGGTGGGCCTATGGGCAATATGGCAGCCAATATGGTAGCCGATGCGCTTGGTTGTGAACCTACACCTAAGAAGATAGAACAAGCAGTACAACAAGCAACACCTGAACAGCTTGCAGAGATTAAAAAGATAGACGCAGACTTTGAAATTAAGATGAAAGAGTTAGATGTTGATCTATATGCTCTTGAGACTAAAGACATACAGGATGCTAGAGGCAAGTTTTCTAAAGATTGGACAGCTCGTATCATAGGTGTAACAGTAGTAGGTGGATTTATGGGATACATATTCTTAGTAACCCTGCAGCCTCCAGAGCAGAACAGCGAAGCTCTAATCAACTTAGTTTTGGGATACCTTGGAGGTCTTGCAAGTGCAATAATCAGTTTTTATTTTGGAGCAAGTAATACAAAGGATAAAGAATAATGACTAATATAAACCATACACCGCAGTACAAAGCTTTAAAAGCTGTATATAAAGGTGAAATAGCTAAAGCCGAAGCAAACTTATCTGTATACTTTAAAAATAGTGTAGGTGTAGGAGAACACGCAGACATTGTAGAAGTTATGGATGAACAGTTAGATAAACTTGCACAAGCTAAAGATAAATTAGAAGCATTAGAGGACTTAATGTTATGAGAAAAGGTGGATTTAGAAATCAAGCTAGAAGACAAGAAGTTAGAAACAAGAAAAAATTTAATTTTAAAAAACAACAAATAAAACTAAGAGATCAAATGGATTATTATGGCAGTCAAAAAGAAAAAAAAATCAACAGTAAATAAAGCAGGTAATTATACTAAACCTACTATGCGGAAAAATCTATTTAATAGAATTAAAGCAGGTAGTAAAGGTGGAAGAGCAGGTCAATGGAGTGCAAGAAAAGCACAGATGTTGGCTAAACAATATAAAGCAAAAGGTGGAGGATACAAATAATGCCAATGGGAAAAGGAACTTATGGTAGCCAAAAAGGTAGACCAAAAAAAAGAGAGAAAATGATGGGCGGTGGAATGTACGATTCTAAGCGAAAGAAAATGATGGGCGGTGGAATGTACGATTCTAAGCGAAAGAAAATGATGGGCGGTGGAATGTACGATTCTAAACGAAAGAAAATGATGATGGGTGGAAAAGTTGATTACAAATCTATCCAAGATATGGAGAAGATGTAATGGCTAAAGGAGTTAAACATTACTTTAGAAACGGTACTGAGTTTAAGGGTAACACACATAAAATGCCTAATGGTGAGCTTCATTCTAATAAGACTCATACTAAAACAAGTAAAAAACTTTTTCACTTTAACAAGCTAAGTAAAACTGCAAAGAAAAAAGCAAGAGGTAAGTAATGGCACTTAAGAAGTCTCAAAAGTCTTTAAAGAAATGGACAAAGCAAAAGTGGAGAACTCCAAGCGGTAAGAAATCTTCTGCTACTGGTGAAGTCTATGCTCCTTCTGCCAAGATTAAAAGACTTAAATCTACTGCTGCAGGTAGAAAAAAACTAGCAGCCGCAAACAAAAAGAAAAGAGCTGCAACTGCTGCAGGTAAGCAACACGCTAAACACGGACTACATAAAAAGAAAACTAAGAAAAGGAAGAAGAAATAATGGCTAAGAAAAAAGATTCAAGACTTGCAAGAGCAGGTGTTTCTGGTTTTAACAAACCTAAACGTACTCCAAGCCATCCTAAAAAATCTCACATTGTTGTAGCTAAAGAAGGTGATAAAATAAAGACTATTCGTTTCGGACAGAAAGGAGCTAAGACTGCAGGTAAACCTAAAGCAGGTGAGTCTAGACGCATGAAGATGAAACGTAAATCTTTCAAGGCTAGACATGGTAAAAATATTAGAAAAGGTAAAATGTCTGCAGCTTATTGGGCTGACAAAGTTAAATGGTAACGTAAATGGTAGAAGCAATAGACTTCATAAACCAAGTAGGATTCCCGATTGCTAGTGCGCTAGGATTGGGTTTCTTCATTTGGAAGCTTATAAATAAAATCATTGATGGCATGGAAAAGAAGATAGATGTTGTTGATGAAAAGGTAGACGCTAGTTTAAATGCTATGGAAGAACGACTTAGTACTAAACTAGATTCTCAATATGGGATTATAGTGGCCCTAATTGACCGCGTAAGATCCCTTGATAATCAAACTGTAAGACAAGATGTACTTCTTAAAACTTTGTTAGGTATTCCTAACTTAATTGAAATTGATAAAGTGAGTAAAGCAGACCGTGAAGATCAGAGAAAAGATTAAAAATATATCACTAAATACACTCATTAATTTATTGTTTGTGTTTAATTTTATTTTTTTGTTTATAATACTTTTTTTTAGTAACGCATTAAAGGCTGACGAGTTACTTTACAAATTTAAAAGTCCTAGCTTTTCTGGAATAAATACATCAAGTCATTATCTTACAATAGAGAACCAAGAGTCTACAAGAAAACAAGCTATTAAAGATGAGATAGAAGCATATCAAGATCAGTTAGCTAGAGAAGCAGATAACACTACACTTGCAAGGTTTATTCGTAACTTAGAAAGCAGAATCTACGCACAGTTATCTAGGCAAATGGTAGAACAACTGTTCGGAGAAACACCACAAACATCAGGTACACTTGAGCTAGAGGGAAACACTATTGAATACAAAGTTGAAAATGAACTTATCACGCTTACTATTACAGATGAAAATGGCGGACAAACCAGTATTACTGTGCCTATTGGTACTTTTACTTTCTAGTTGTGCGTCTAAAGATTTATTAAAGGGAGGCGGTATACCTAATATTGTAATTAAAAGTTCCTCAATATTAGAACTACAGTCTGAAGAACTAAACCAACTTCCTTCAGCATTACGCAAACCAGTAATAGCTATATATCCTAACAGCTTTAAAGATCACACAGGGGCAAGAAGAAGCAATGGGCAGTTCGCGTTGTTTTCTACAGCAATAACCCAAGCCCCTGAAGCATTTCTTATTAGAGCTTTAAAACACGCAGCAGATGGTAAGTTCTTTCAAGTTGCAGAGCGTGTAGGATTAGACTCGCTTACTAAAGAAAGACAACTTATACGCTCAACAAGAGAAACATTTGAAGAGGACAGCAGCGTTAAACCTCTTTTACTAGCAGGACTCTTGATTCAGGGAGGAGTTATTGTTTATGACAGTAATGTAAAGTCAGGAGGTGCAGGAGCAAGACTGCTAGGAGTAGGAAGTTCTAAACAATACAGGGAAGATTTAATTACCATATCTTTAAGATTAGTTTCTGTCTCAACAGGAGAGGTACTGATAGAAGTATTAGTATCTAAAACAGTTACATCAGCAGGGATTTCGCAAGACATCTTTAGATTTTTAGATGAAGGACAAAGACTTGTTGAGGTAGAAGGGGGAGTTGCAGAAAACGAAAGTACTTCTATAGCTCTACAACAGGCAATAGAAGAAGGTGTTTTACAAATAATTAAAATAGGAATAACCAGGGGGTATTGGGAATATGAAGAAATTAATTAGTATAGTAGATTTTACTTTATTTAGTGTAGCTGTACTAGCAGGTAGCGTTTATTTATTTAACGAAGTTAGAGCTGATGATAATGAAATCTAT